CCAGGCAGCGGTGAAAATGCACGTTTTGGTAATCAAATTGTAAATGCATTATATCCATTGATGGTTTATATTAGAGATGTAATGGAAGATCCAAAAGACGAATCTAAAGGCAAAGATCTTGACAAGGACGGCGATATTGATTCAGATGATTATATGAAGGCAAAAGATATTGCTATTAAAAAGGCAATGGGAAAAGATGACGAAGAAGACGTCAAAGAACAAAAGACACCATTAGGCGAGTTTATACTATCATACTATGACAGAGAAACAGGCCTGTTTCCAAAAGGCGAGACCGCAGTATTAACTATGGTTGAGAAAGACTACGGCGAAGAGTTCATAGAACCGGCAAAGGCTTTCATTGAACAGGTACAAGCACTCTTCGATGAGTATCAGATGCATACACAACCACAGCAGTTGGATACAGAAGAGTTTGACAGAATGAAGGAGCTTGCAGGTTTACGCTAACCTGCAAGACTCCTATACAGGAGCAGTAAATGGCTATTACAACTACAGAAGAATTAAAAACAAGATGTTTGGAACTTGTTGCAAGAGGAGACAAACCTTATCCAGGAATGGTTGCAGCAATTGTACAAGAATTGAAAGAGGGTGGTTCTAAGTTGACTATGCAAGAATGTTCATACGCACTAAGAGATGCATATGTAGACGGATTTATTACAGAAAAGTATCTTAGAGATCTTCTACAAAAAGATGGCGTAGAATACGATTAAAAAATAATTAAATAAATAGTTGACAAGATAAATAAACGAGTGTAGTATTATAACTGTGCTACACAAATATAGGCACAAAGCACATAGGCATAACAATAGGAGGCATAACTATGGCATCATTAGCAGAAATCCGAGCAAAGCTCAAAGAACAAGAAGCACGTTCATCAGGTGCATCAAACGGCCCAAGCGGCCCTAACCCAATTTACCCATTCTGGAATATTAAAGAAGGCGAAAGCGCAACTATGCGTTTCTTACCTGACGGTGACGCCGATAATACTTTCTTTTGGAAAGAGCGTCTGATGATTAAACTTCCTTTTAGCGGAGTAAAAGGCGACACAGGTTCGCGTCCAGTACAAGTACAAATTCCATGTATGGAAATGTACGGCGAGACATGTAACATTCTTAATGAAGTACGTGGCTGGTTTAAAGATCCAAGTCTAGAAGATATGGGTCGTAAGTATTGGAAAAAGCGTTCGTATATCTTCCAAGGCTTTGTAACGGACAATCCGCTAGCCGATGATGAAGCACCCGACAATCCAATTCGTCGCTTTATTATTGGTCCACAAATCTTCCAGATCATTAAGCAGGCGCTTATGGATCCAGACATGGAAGAGTTGCCAACAGATTATACTGCTGGTGTTGACTTCCGTCTTAATAAAACTTCAAAAGGCGGTTATGCAGATTATGGCACATCTAATTGGGCACGTAGAGAGCGTCCATTGAGTGATGTAGAAATGGCTGCAATTAACGAACACGGCTTGTTTAATCTTTCAGATTTCCTTCCCAAAAAGCCAGACGAAACTGCTGTCAAGGTGATGCAGGAAATGTTTGAAGCGTCAGTAGACGGTGAAGCATACGATGCAGATCGTTGGAGCAATTACTTCCGTCCAAGCGGCATGGCTGCACGTACAGGTGATCCTAATGTAGCGACATCTAATGGTACTGCAACTAGTCAAACTGCTCCTGCTCCGGTAGCAGAGGCAGCACCAGTTGTTGAACCTACTCCAGAACCTGAAGCTGCTCCAGCAGCAGAAGCGACAGGAGATGCCGGCGGTGCGCAAGACATTCTTGCAATGATCCGAGCACGTCAAGGACAGTAATATATTATGGGGGAGCAATCCCCCATTTTGCTTTTTAGATTAGGAGATTAATTATGGCTAATAAGGCATTCGATCCTACTAAGTTTCGAACATCGCTAACGAAATCCATTACAGGCATGAGTGCAGGATTTAACGATCCTACTGATTGGATTAGCACAGGTAACTTTGCACTCAACTATCTTATTTCAGGTGATTGGAACAAAGGTATTCCGCTAGGCAAAGTAAGCGTATTTGCAGGCGAATCTGGTGCAGGTAAGTCTTATATCTGTTCAGGCAACATTGTAAAGTCAGCACAAGATCAAGGTATCTTTGTAGTTCTTATTGACTCAGAGAACGCACTTGACGAAGCGTGGCTACAAGCACTTGACGTAGATACTTCAGAAGATAAACTGCTAAAACTTAATATGTCAATGATTGATGACGTAGCAAAGACTATTAGTACGTTTATGGCAGACTACAAAGCAATGAACGAAGAAGATCGTCCTAAGGTATTGTTTGTAGTTGACTCACTAGGCATGTTGCTAACACCTACAGACGTTGACCAGTTTAACAAAGGTGATATGAAAGGTGATATGGGTCGTAAGCCTAAAGCACTAACAGCACTTGTTCGTAACACCGTTAATATGTTTGGTTCGCACAATGTAGGCTTAGTAGCAACTAACCACACTTATGCATCGCAAGATATGTTTGACCCAGATGATAAAATCTCAGGCGGTCAAGGCTTTATCTACGCATCATCTATCGTAGTTGCAATGAAGAAGTTGAAACTTAAAGAAGATGAAGACGGTAACAAGATCAGTGAAGTGCGTGGTATTCGTGCCGCTTGTAAGGTTATGAAAACACGTTATGCTAAACCGTTTGAAGGTGTACAAGTTAAGATTCCATACGAAACAGGTATGAATCCATATAGCGGACTGCTTGAGCTGTTTGAAGCAAAAGGTGTTATTGTTAAGCAAGGCAATCGTCTAAAGTATGAAACAATTGACGGTGAAGAACTATTAGAATATCGTAAAAACTGGAACGGTGAACTACTCGATAAAGTTATGTCAGATTACTTAATTAAGGAGGCTTCTGTGGTAAATACCTCTGAAGTTGACGAAGAAGCAACTGATGTAGAACTAATCGAGGAAACAGTAGCCAATGAGTGAAGACCAAATTGCAGATATTTGGACCATGTTTAAGGAATATCTAGATAAAAAACAGATAGATGTTATAGCAGAAAAATATATAGATTTACTTGCAGATTACGGTGTAGATGATCAAGTATTCAAAGAAGCTATCGGTCACGATAGAGTCCTTGACGAAGCTATAAGTTATTATTTAGATTTAGATAACGTAGATGATGATTACGACGAATGGGATGATTAATGGGTTGGTACAGCGAAGTAAGTCGCGACATAAACAAAATACCTGATGCAATACAGTACTTTGAGACAGAACTTGCAATAGCAAAAAATGAATGTAAACTTGTAGGCAATGTTGAAAAGTCGGCGGCAGCAATGCCCGGTATTGTAGAACATCGTTTTAATCAACTTCAAGAAATTGAAGCCATACTAAATTATTTGAACATTGAGCTACGTAGACTGCGTAGCTCTTTCTTCAAAAAATATCTTGAAAATTATCAACGAGCTCTGTCTAGTCGTGACGTAGAAAAATACGTTGACGGCGAGGCAGACGTTGTTGACTATGAAAAGATTATCAATGAGTTTGCACTAATGCGTAACAAATGGTTAGGAGTCTTAAAGGCCCTTGATCAAAAGCAATGGCAAATAACAAATGTTGTAAAATTACGTGTTGCAGGTATGGAAGATGCTACGTTATGAAAACCTACATAATACGTTTAGAGGAAAATCCACATTCTTGTAGAATGGCACAAGAGTGTTTTGATCAGGCTGTAAAGGTCGGTCTTACTCCAGAATATTTCAAAGCTATAAACGGATTAGATGCGAAAAAACATTACGAACTTACAGGCATACAAGCAAAGAAAAAGTTAAAAAAAGGTAAACTAGGCGTACTAGGTTGCTTTTTTAGTCATTACTATATTTGGCAAGAATGTATCAAAATAAAAAAGCCAATATTAGTATTAGAACACGACGGTTTTATGTTACGTCCACTTCCAGAAAATATAGTACACCAATTTAACGACGTTCTTAAATTAGACAGACTTGATCCGTATAGTAATTCTTATAATAGATCTATAGAAGAAGAAGCTGGACTAGATTTACGTATAGAAAAATATGTTAATTTAAGTCCTAAAAATCCTGTGAAATTAGGTACTGGCAATTATTTCAAAGGGGCATATGCATATATCATCAAACCCCAAGGTGCCCACAAACTTGTTCAACACATTAGAAAAGAAGGACACATTACCGCTGACCAACAGATAGGAGATTGGGTATTGGAAACTAATACAACTGTTCCTAGTGTTGCTAGATTACATCCTTTTTATAGTGAAGGTTCGAATATAAAAACACATAGCCTTACTTCAAATCTAGGAAAAGTATAATGTATAATGCATGGTGGCTAACAAAGGACAAAAACTTTGGAGATTTACTTACACCTTATATCTTAGATTATTTTAATATTGATTATACACCTACTAAAATTGAAGATGCCCAACTACTGTGTATAGGATCAATTGCAAGACATGCAAAAGACGGCACAATTGTATTAGGTTCTGGCATGATAAATGGCCGTAAAGAAAAATTAAATCCAAACGCAGACTGGAGATTTGTGAGGGGTCCTTATACTAGACAACGTGTATTAGACTGCGGAGGCAGCTGTCCTGAAATATATGGCGATGCAGCAATGCTATTGCCATTGTTATGTCCAGCAGAAGAAAAGAAATATGACGTTGGTATTGTTCCACATTTTGTTGACTACGATTACGTCAAAGAGTATTATCCTAACTATAAAATCATTAATGTAATAAATGACGATCCTTTAGAAGTTGCTAAAGAAATATCTCAATGCAAGAAAATTATTAGTAGTTCTTTACACGGAATTATTGCAGCTCACGCATATGGAATACCTGCTGCTTGGGTAGAATTTTCTGATAAAATAAAAGGAGATAAAATTAAGTTCAAAGATCATTATGCTGCGTTAGGATTGATTGCTACAATTTCTACAGTAGATCATCCTGTGTTTACAGTTGGACAATTAAATTTAAATCCAATTATAAATATTTTAAAAAGCTTATAGAAGGAAAATAAATGGCGCATTTTGACTACATTATAGACAAGATACACAGAGCTGACTTTGTTGAAAGTCCGTTTAAATATCTATATATAGAAAATTTCTTTAATCAAGAGGACTTTGAATTAATTACTTCAGATAAACAAATAAATTTACAAAAATATAATTCTACCGAGGAATTAATTGAAGACCTTCAATCGAAAAAATACAAACCTGTTCCTTTTCCAGGATGCACAACATCAGTTAATGAATATTTAGATTGGTATAACAATTCTACAACTACAGGATTTCATAATGATGACTTGTTAGAAGGATTTGGAATGAGTATGCGTCTAAGATCCTATGCTAACGAAAAGATACAAGAATTAATGAACTTTTTGAATTCAGATACCTTTCATAATGTAATTAAGGAAAAGTTTGGGAAAACAAAAAAAACAATAGTCGAAACTGCTATACAAAAATATCTTTCGGGATATGAAATTAGTCCACATCCTGACATTAGAACAAAATGTTTAACATACATGATAAACATCAACACTGATACAGCATTGTCTGAAAAACTAGACTTACATACTCATTTTATGTCATTTAAAGATAGTAAATCAAACATATATGACTATTGGAAAGATAATACAGCAGTAGATCGATGCTGGGTGCCGTGGGATTGGTGTGAGACCAATTTTCAACATGTAAAGAACAATTCTATTACAATGTTTGCTCCTGATAATAATACATTACATGCAGTAAAGTTAAAATACGATCATAAAGTAATACAACGAACACAAATATACGGAAATCTATGGTATGATACAAAAAAAGGAAAATCTTCTTCGTGGAAGGATTTAGAACAAGTATGAGTAAAATTGCTTTAGAAGGAAAATATCAAGGACACGACGGCGGCGCAAAAAAAAGGATAGGAAGATCTTTTTATAGAGGAGAGTATGTAAATTTTAATCCTTACTTAAAAGACTTCGAACAAGAAAATTTTCTTGATAACTATCTGTTTAAAGGTTGGAAACCTGATAATAAAATTATTACCAAAAACACTAAGGTTACAGCATTTGGTAGTTGTTTTGCAAGCAACATTGCTAACCATTTAAGTAATGCAGGGTATTCGTTATCAAAAGACGAACAACCTGATATCTATATTAGTTCTATGGGTGAAGGTCTTGTAAACACATTTTCACTTCTACAACAATTTGAATGGGCACTAGAAGATAAGACGCCAACACAAGCATTATGGCACGGTTACAAAGCAGAAGATTACGGTTATTCAGATGAGATCAAAGAAAAAACAAAAGAAGCATTTTTAAATACAGAATTTTTTATTATCACATTAGGACTATCTGAGATATGGTATGACGAAGTAACTGGCGAAGTATTTTGGAGAGCTGTACCACAGGACAAAGTTGATCCAAGCAGGCATAAATTTAGAGTGTGTACATTATTAGAAACAAAAGAAAATCTACAAAAAATTTATAACATAATACGCAAGCACATACCAAATGCAAAGCTGCTGTTTACTCTAAGTCCTGTACCTTTAGCAGCTACTTTCCGACCAGTAAGTTGTATGAGTGCTAACAGTGTATCCAAATCAATATTAAGAGCTGCACTAGATGAATTTTATAGAGACAATTGGTCTGATGTAAACACCAAGTTGTTTTATTTTCCAAGTTACGAAATTGTTACAGAATTGTTCTTCCAAAAATTTAAAGAAGACAATCGACATCCTAAAGACGAAATTATTGCAATGATAATGAACTTATTCGAGTACTACTATTGTGATACTAAAATGAGTAATATTGAACAAACATATAAAAAATTAAGAGAAGAAAACAAAAATCAAATAACTTGATAATCATTATATACCCACATAAATATCTACATGAAAGTAGTATTGGTTACAGGCGGCTTTGATCCGTTACACAGTGGTCACATAGAATATTTTAAAGCAGCAAAAGAATTAGGCGATCACCTTGTTGTAGGTGTGAATAGTGATGCATGGCTTACACGTAAAAAGGGTAAAGCATTTATGCCCTTTGAAGAACGTTGTGCAATAATTAAAGAACTAGATTGTGTAAATGAAGTTATAGGATTCAATGACGATGACGATACTGCCTGTGCTGCAATATTTCAAGTGCTGTCCACTGTAGGCAGTCAAACTAAAGTCGTATTTGCTAACGGCGGCGATAGAACCAAAGACAACATTCCTGAAATGATATATGACGATGTTGAATTTGTATTTGGTGTTGGTGGCGAAGATAAAAAGAATTCAAGCAGTTGGATACTCAAAGAATGGAGTCAACCTACTACTGAACGTGCCTGGGGCAAATACACTGTGCTACACAAAGGTGACGGTTGGCAGGTAAAACAATTAGCGTTTTATGCAGGTAAAGCATTAAGCGACCAACGGCATTTTAAACGTTCTGAACATTGGCATGTGGTAGAAGGTGAAATAAAAATGATCCTTGAATATACAAACGGACTACGCCATACAAAAAGATTAACAGCAGGCGATAGTATAGATATTCCTATGCTAACATGGCATAAAGCAAGTAATATAGGCGATGTTACTGCAAAAGTAATTGAAGTATGGATGGGGAACCATTTAACAGAAGACGATATTGAAAGAAGAGATTAATGAAAGTATTTGTAGGATATGACACTAGAGAAGATATTGCTTACCAAGTTTGTAAACACAGTATTGAAACTAAGAGTAAACTAGCCGATGTACGTCCCCTAAAACAACAGGAATTACGTGATGCAGGATGGTATACTAGACCAATAGATAAACTTGCAAGTACAGAGTTTACATTCACACGTTTTCTAATACCAGAGCTTACCAACTTTAAAGGTTGGGCATTGTTTATGGATTGCGATATGATCCTTACAACAGACATCAAAGAACTGTTTGATCAAGCAGATCCAAAGTATGCAGTGATGTGTGTGCAACATGATTATACACCTAAAGAAGGCACAAAGATGGATGGACAAAAGCAAACTATCTATCCACGTAAAAACTGGTCAAGTGTAATGTTGTTTAACTGTGGTCATCCAAGCAATGCTGCATTAACACAAGACTTAGTTAA